CGGCACCAAAAGAACCGGCTGCACCGGTTGTTCAACCAAAAGTTGATATTACTGTACAATTTGCGAAGAGTAAAAATTGGTCATCAACTCCATACGGAGAGTGGAGAGATTCTTCTGGCTCCGTCGTTGCAGTTGTTAGTCTGAGTGGTGAAGTTGCTCCTGTTAAATCAAATGATAGAGACGAATTAAAACTATTCGCAGAAAAGCAAGGGTAACATGCACAATACGAACACGCAGTTACTTTGTACTTTTTCTGGCGTTGCTTCGTATCAAGCGGATATAGAATCGATAAAAGAATTTTACAAGATTGACGGCGGTAAAGTGTATATTCTAAAAAACTCGGAAAATCCGAATGAAATTTTTCTTACATACAACGTAGAAAAAAATAACGGCAAGCATTTTCCAAGAACAATATCTGTACATCGTAAGAAAGATTTTAATATATTATATTCGATCAATGCTCTTAATGAATTGATCAAACAAGAGAACGGTGGGCTATTTTCTCACACATATCAAGTTGATTGGACCAAATTTAAAGATTCGATAATTGTTGTAAACGACGGCAAAATAAAAATTATGCCTACAAAATTATTACGTGTTTTTTTCTTGTAAAATAACACAAAGTGTGCAAGATTGTGAGTGTTATTCGATATTTATGTATTGAATAAATTAACGATTGCTCAGTTATCAGTTGCTAGTAAAAATTTAAAAAGTTCTTATTATAAGTTGACAATAGTCAATCGTTGATGCATTCTACACATCAATTGACTGATTGGTTTTTCAACCAGTCGGCAAGTTAAACATTAAAAAGTTAAAAGTTAAGGAACATTATGGCATTAGATCTATCAAAAGTAAAGTCGCGTCTTGAAGCACTCAAGACCACTACAACAAAATCCACAAGTCTGTGGAAACCGAGCGCTGGCAAGCAAGTTATTCGCATTGTCCCGTACTCTCACAACACCGAAAATCCATTCATCGAATTGTATTTTCACTATAACATGAACGGAAAGACTTATTTGAGTCCATCCTCGTTCAACCGTCCAGATCCTATTGTTGAGTTTGCAAACAGACTCAAGCAATCTAAGGATAAGGAAGAATGGAAGCGTGGTCGTGCATTAGAACCAAAGATGCGCACTTACGTTCCTGTTCTTGTTCGCGGACTAGAACACGAAGGTGTTAAATTCTGGGGCATGGGTAAGCAAGTCTATCAAGAAATCTTGAGCATTTGCGCCGATGCTGATTATGGTGATATTACCGATCTAAGAGCTGGTCGTGATATCGTCGTGGAATTTAAATCCGCAGAAGAGACTGGTAAGTCTTTTCCAGAAACCGCTATCCGCGTCAAGCCAAATCAATCCCCAGCATTCGACATCAACGACAAGAACCTTGTCGATAAGGTGAAGAATCAAAAGAACGTCACTGAGTTGTTCCCAGAACTTACTTATGATGAATTGGCAACCGTCATGGACGCATGGTTAAATGCAGCGGATCCAGATGGTGAAACACCGGTTCCTGTTGTTGAAGACGCGGAACAAGTTTCCGAACCAGTCAAGAGCGCGACCACCAAGTCCGCTGTCAAGGCTCCTTCCAACAAGGATATCGCCGACGAATTCAAAGACCTATTCGGTTCCTAAGAATAGTCGTTTTGTTTAATTAAACAGTATAAACGCCTATTCACCATATCAAATTGGTGCATAGGCGTTTTTTATATAAACCTTTATAAATTATGAAAGATAAAAAAAATAACGAACCTGAATCTGATGTAGTACGTGACGAGTTGGCCGAAGCATTAGCCGAGTCATTGAATAAGAATAGTGATGGAAAAGTCGCTTTCTTTTTGGACGCCGAAGATGACCCATCTCAAATCGTGGATTGGGTTTCCACTGGAAACAGTTTAGTTGACTTGGCAATCGCCAATCGACCAAATGCTGGACTACCAGTTGGTAGAATTACCGAACTTACCGGCTTGGAAGCATCCGGTAAAAGTTTGATGGGTGCACACTTACTTGCAGAAACGCAACGCAAGGGTGGACTCGCAGTATTCATCGACACCGAAACATCTGTTTCTCCAGAATTCTTAAATGCAATTGGAGTGGATGTATCAAAGATGTTGTATATCAATGTTGACACCGTAGAAGATATCTTCGACAAGATCGAAGAAATGATTGCACTGGTCCGCAAGTCCAGTAAAAATCGTTTGGTCACCATCTTGGTTGACTCTGTTGCAGCTGCATCCACTAAAAAGGAAATGGCAAGTGACCACGGGGCAGACGGATTTGCAACTGGAAAAGCTATTGCTATCAGTAAGGCCATGAGAAAAATTACTGGTCTAATTGCCAAACAACGCATCTGTTTGGCTTTCACAAATCAATTACGTCAGAAAGTTGGATTTGTTGGACTCGGTGATCCATATACCACGAGCGGCGGAAAAGCACTTGCATTCCACGCATCGTTGCGTCTAAGACTAAAGTCGGTTGGTCAAATTAAAAATGCTGATAAACAAGCAATTGGTATCAAAACTAAATGCACCGTTATCAAAAATCGCATGGGTCCACCTATGAGAAGCGTTGAATTTGATATTTTCTTTGATCGTGGTATCGACAACTATGGAAATTGGCTAGAAAAGCTAATCGAATGGGATATTGTTACAAACGCAAAGAAAGTTAAGTCCGATGTAAAGAAGACCAAGAAGCAATTAGAAGACGAAAAGGAAGAAGATAAGAAAGCAAAGAATCTTCAATTCATTATGACAGTCGAAGGTAAAGAACCAGAGACCGTCATTTTTGAAAAGAAGGATTTGCCAAAACTTCTTGCCCAACGCTCGGATTGCAAGGATTACTTGTATGGCAAGATATGCGAAAGCTTTGTCATGAAATACAAGGCTCCAAATTCGGAAATGTCCGATGACATCGAATACGATTCTGGTGCTGACGGAATGGACGAATAATAAACAGTCGCGTGGAGTGAAATACCTCCACGCGATTCCCATTGAATGAATAAATTTAAATCTATATTTGAGCAGATAAAACAAGAGCATACCAATGCCCCTGCGAATTCGGCTCGTACTAAAAACAGTAATATTTTGGTGGTCGATGGTACAAATTCGTTCATTAGATGTTGGACGGTAGTTCCCACATTAAACGATAACGGCGAACACGTTGGCGGGATCAGTGGATTTCTTACTAGTATGGGCTATGCTATAAAAATGCTAAAGCCAACTAGAGTTATTATTGTTTTTGATGGTAAGGGTGGAAGTTTAAAAAGAAAGAAGTTATACCCAGAATACAAAGAAAAGCGAGCAATGTCAGTGCGCGTGAATCGTGCATATGAGGACATGGGTACACCGGATACAGAAAAAAAGGCTATGTTGCAACAAATGTCGTTGTTGATTGATTTCTTGCGAGAATTACCAATTAGTTTGGTTTGCGTGGACTATATTGAGGCAGATGATGCTATTGCGTATATATCTACACAGATGCACAAAGACGCTAAGGTCACCATTATGAGCAGTGATAAAGATTTTTTACAATTGGTAAACGAAAGGGTTAGCATTTGGAGTCCAATCAAGAAAAAAATCTATGGGGTGCAAGATGTTATCAATGAATATGGCGTACACCCAAATAATTTTATATATTATCGAATCCTAGAAGGTGACACCTCCGACAACATCGACGGTGTCAATGGCATTGGTCTTAAGACTGCTATTAAATCTTTTCCGATGCTTACCGAAGAAAAAGAAAGTTCGGTAGAAGAAATACTTGCTCGCAGCAAGGATCAATATAATGAAAAAAAGATATTTGCAAAAGTCCTTGATAGTCATGAAATCATTTCTAGAAATTATAAATTGATGCAGCTTAAAAATCCAGATTTCTCGCCATCATTGCAAATGAACGTTGAAAGTTCAGCGGAAAGAATTTTTGAATACAACAAGATACAATTCATTCAAAAAATGACTCGTAATCGCATGCAAACGTCGATATCAAATTATCACGTTTGGCTTCAAGAAGTATTCTGGCCATTATCAATTTCGGCTAGATCTTAATTTTTTTATTGACGGACACCACCTATTATCATATCGTTCGAACCATGGCACCAGTAATCATAGACAACCTACAAAAATATGGAATCGAATTCCAAATCAAGATTATCGCGGGAATTTTAACCGACAAATCTTTCTTGGAACGAATCCTTGATATCGTTGAAATTGACGCTTTCGAAAACGAAGCGCATCGATGGATCGTAAATGAAGTAATACAGTATTACAATCAATACCGAGGAATGCCGAGTAGTCAAGTATTCTCCGTGAGAATGGATACCATTAAATCGGATGAATTTAAAGCATCCGTAGTAGAACACTTGAAGGCAGTTCATTTCAAGATCAAGGATAGCGATCTACAATTTGTCAAAGAACAATTTTTGGAGTTTTGCAAAAATCAAAAACTCAAAGGAGCCATCGTCGAGTCCGTTGACCATCTGAAGTCCGGTGATTATGATAAGATCAAATCATTGGTCGATAAGGCAATGAAGGCTGGCATGGAAAGAAATTTAGGACACGATTACAACGTTGACGTGGCAACACGTATGAGTGAAATGTGTCGTAAAGTCGTACCGACCGGATGGGATGTCGTTGACTCCCTCATGGACGGTGGTCTTGGGCCGGGGGAGCTGGGTGTTGTGGTGGCACCCGCTGGTGTTGGTAAATCATGGTTGTTATGCTCCCTCGGTGCCAAGGCTATGGCGGCAGGTAA